TTCTTTTGCTCTTGTTAAACCAGATGCCTCATCATCAAACTCTTCACAGTTTGGTTGTCCTGTAGACATTGCACTGCCAACAGGCAAATGCATAAAATGAACTACTTCTGGTCCGTGACATACGAACCACTTATCAGTATCAAATGGTCCCATTATCAAGCACCTTCATATACAATCTTAGAAGTACTTGTGAGTGCTTTTGCATAAACATATGCAGCACCAGCGTCATGTGATAAATCAGTAACTGTCTTTTTCATCTCCCCTTCAAATCTATTATAAATCATTCCTTCAGTAGATGTTGCTATTCCAGCACTAGTTGTTGCAATACCAATCACCACGGGAGTACTACTCTGACACTGAAAAGTTATAGTAGTAACATTATTTCCAATAAGAACATATGAACTTGGTGTAAGTTCTGTGGATGCTAGTGCCATTATTCTTGATCCTCTGATTGTGATTCATCGCCAAACATGGACGCACCAACTACTGGTCTAATATTATCAATATGTCCTGCTGCTTTTGCATACAAAACATCTTTGATTCTGTCACTAATATCAGATGCCGAAGAATCGGATCCAATTAAATTTACAATTTCTTCCATGAAATTTTAATATATCTATATTTTATATTTATATCTCGGCAGCTTTGCCGTCTACTTCAGTCATTCCACCATCTACTTCAGGTTCCATAGGAACGTCACCCATCATTCCCTGTTCACCTCCTTGTGGTAATGGTTCTCCAGTTATTGGATCAACAGCACTTGGATCTGGAATAATACCATCTTTGATTTCTTGTTCAATCTGCTCATCCATTTCGATCATTTCAGAATCAGTTTGGCGGAGAACTTTCTTACGAACCCATTCGGTAGAATAATACTTACCAATGTAAGGTTCAATCGTTGCAAGAACACCAAGACGCTCATTGAGCATTTCAGTTTCTTTTAATTCTGCAAACTGATTATCATACAAGAAATCGTATTGAATGTGATCGGCAATTGTATCCCAATCTTCTGGAGACACAATGTTCTTGAGAATCAATTGCGTTTTCAACATGTCGTTGAACATTTGAGCAAATCTCTTTCTCAAACGTCCAACAAACTTGGCAAACTTGAGTTCGTCCCTCAAAATCTCAGAAGAACGACCAAGATTGAAACCACCATCGGCAGCAATTCTAGATTCTGGAACTCCAAGTGCTCTATAAAGTTTCTTTTGGAAATACTCAATGTCGGCAAGTTCTCCAAGATTTTGTCCACCAGGAAGTGTGGAGATTTCAGTTCCTCTACCACCCTCTCTTCTTGGGAGCCAGAAATCTTCTAACATGCTCATATGCTTTTTATCATCACGAACTTCTCCGGTGTTGGCGTCATAAACCAACTTGTTACGATAACGCATCATAACATCACGAAGATATTGTTCTGCCTGTACCTTAGGAAGATTGCCAACGTCAATATAGAAAATACGACGCTCTGGTGCGCGAGACAATCTGTAAATAACCAAAGAGTCCTCAATCATTCTCAATTGATTGAGTGCCTTAATTGCTTTATGGAGATATGAAAGAACTGATCCCTTGTTTCTATCAACAAGACCAGAAGTTACATATGTGATAGAATCTTTTGCAATCTTAATGGTGTTCTTTTTCTGAGCACCTGCCATTATGGGATAGTTTGGAGTTGGAGAATACATGAAATATTCTTCAATCTCTGGATTTGCTACCTTTTCTTCTGACGTAAGTCTAAGATTTGCTAATCTCTGTTCTCCCTCTTTCTTCTTTTCTTGTCTGATATATTTAATTTTTAATGGATCAATATATCTAAGTTCCTTAATTCCTTCTTGTGGTTTTTTAGTATCGATTACTTTTAAGTAATAAAGTCTTCCATCAACATACCAATTTCTAAAAATTTCGTGCGATTTTCTATCAAAATCAAGTATTTCTTTAATTCTTTTGAATTCTTCTCTGATTGCTTTCTTTAACTTATCGGTTGCATTCAGATTGGATAATTCAATTTCGATTGGTGAATCATAAAGATCACTGACAATTGCCTCATTAACAACATCTTCAATGGCACCATCACATTCTGGATGAAGTGCCATCTCACGATATCTTCTAATTAAATCATATTCAGTTCTATATACACCTTCAATATCTACGTATTGACCATAAAATCCACTAGAAATATAATGATCAACCCCGTCCTCATTTGATTGAGGGACGGGGGACACTATAGAAGCGGATTTTTTTTCTTTATCCTCAATTGAAAAACCAAAAAGTTTTGCCATTATAATCTTGACTAGACTGTTATTCTACTATTTAGTTAATGTCTTCGCCACCAGCATTAGGAGATGTTCCTCTGGATGCTTCCCACCACTGAACCTGAAGTTCTACAGTGAACTCCTCAATGGTATCGGTGGTTTCATAACTCAAATCAATTGTTGAGATATTGGTTGGGAATACATCATAGAAGTGATAAGATCTGAGGATTCCTCCATCACGAGCAAGTTGATAGACATAAGCATCTGCCTGGTATGCTTCTGGATCAGTCAATCCAGTGCCATCATTCATCTTGTTGATTGTATTCATCCACTTCTCGAATGCCGAGCGAATGGAGAAATCAACATCGTTGATAACAGTGATTGTCCAAGTTTCGAATGTTCTGTCACCAGCGATCTTGAGAACACGACCTCTGAAAGGAACATCGATCGGAGCAACTGTTGATGCTGGCAGTGCCGCTGCCTTGACAAGGAATCTTGCCTTTTGGAGAGTGTCATTATCGACACCAACGGCACCTGGGAATGCTAACTCAACTTCAAAGAGATTGGGTCTTGCACCACCACCAGTTAACTTACTCTTAAAATCAGTGATTTTTCTGAGTGGAATGTTGTTTTGTTGTTGACGGGTTGCCATAGTTCGTTAAACCTCTAATTTAATTAAACGTTACCAATTACTTCTTCAAAAGCAACACCAGTTCTGGTGGCAACAAATGTAAGACCGATGAAGTTAATCGACCTTGCAGGTTTGATGAAGATGTCTGCGACAAACTCACTGTTGTCGATGACGGCAGCAGTGTTATTTGTTTCATCACAAATAACAACATAATCTGAAATTCCTCTCTTAGCCTGAACATCACGGAGGAATGGTTCAACAATGTTCACGAAATTAGTTCTCGTGATTTCATCGTTGAATTCAAAGAGTTGATCCTTGGCAGCAGCAGAGATTGCATCCTCAAGGTATACAAACAAACGACGAACGTTGATTCTATCAAATGCCGATGCCTTAGCAAGTCCAGTCTTATCTCCGAAGAGAACAATTCCAGCACCAGGTGAGAAGATGACTGGATTTACTCTTGCAGAGTAAAGTCTGTCTCTTTGGGTCTTAGAAGGATTATAAGCAAGTTTTACAGCGTTGAGAATTGCGCCTCTTGCAGTTCCTGCTGGTGAGAACCATGGGAATTGGTTGATGTCGTTGCGAGCACAGGTTCCAGCAATGTCTCCGTTCAGAGGAACATAGCGGAATGTGTTTGCAAATCTGTCATACATGTACTTATAACCACTATCAAATACGGCATAAGACGAAGATGTGACGGGTGCATAGAAACTCAGAACATTATCGGTGATATCAGAATCTGAGTTGATTTGAGCAGCAGTGTCATCAGAACTGTCAGTGATTGCAGCACCTCTATATGGTGAGATGAATGCGAGTGCATCCTTTCTTGCTTCCGCAACCGCGATCAGTTTGTTTGCAAGTGCCTGAGCATCTGACTTGCCGTATGCTGCAGATCCCATCAGAAGGAAATCTACCTCATAGTTTTCAGTATTCTCAAACAGTCCGTATCCAGTAACAAGACCGCTCAAAGATCCAGTAAGTGCTCCTGCATTTTCAATATTTGTTCCTAAATCGTAGTTGGTTCCAGTCAACAATTCGGTATTTAAATTACCTTTTGCGGCAAATGTAATACCTTCAGCATCTTGATCCCAACCCACATCAGATTCGAGATCAAAATCTGCGCTATATCCAGTGGTTACAATACCTGCTGGTTGTGCTCCACCAAAGAGATATTCTGAATTGCTCTTAAGGTAACCTCTCCAATAAGAAGGTGATCCTACCGAGAACTCTGCGTCTTTTGCCTTGGAAAGACTGAGGTGCTTCTCAAGGATTGTTCCAGCATTACCAGTCACTTTTCCTTGAGCATCAATTACGACAACATGAACTTCATCAAATCTTGAATTTCTTGCAGCAGCATATTCGGAAGTTCCTGGACGATCTGCGAGAGTATTCCACTTAACTGTTGATGATGAAGTCAGTCTAAGGTTTTGCTGATCGAACCAGTCAGACTGTGCAGTTACTGAAGTTGATCCGTAAGAAACTGATCCTCCATTTGTATGAATAGCGACAGAACCAGAACCAGAGAATGCATAAACACCTGCTGGTTGATAATCAACTTCTGTTTCTATTCCT